ATCATTCGCAACATCTACAACGTGCCCAAGGATGTGTTCAACACCATTCATGACACTAAAGAAATTGTAGACATGGCCAGCTCAGTGGGTGAGTACTATGACAAGCTACATGCTATTAACTGTCGCAAAGAGCTTGGTGAAGAAATAACAGAAAAAGAACACATCAAGGCTGTGTGGTTAGCACTACACGCCAGCTATGCCTTAGAAGCGTTCCGTTTTATGGTATCATTTGCTACAAGTTTGGCCATGGTAGAGAATCGTATATTCATGGGCAACGGTAATATCATTAGCTTAATCCTACAAGACGAGTTGCTACACAAAGGCTGGACAGCATACTTGATCAATCAAGTGATCAAAGAAGATAGTCGCTTTGCCGACGCTAAAGCAGAATGCGAGTCAGAAGTATACCAACTGTACATGGACGTTATCCGTGAGGAGAAAGAGTGGGCCGATTACCTGTTCAAGAAGGGTCCTGTAATTGGTTTAAATGCACAGATTCTTAAAGATTTTGTTGATTATACCGCAGTTGGCGCATTAAAAGACATCGGTATCAAGTACCAATCCGGCGCCCCTAAGTCAACACCTATCCCATGGTTTAACAAACACACAGATACAAGCAAGAAACAAACAGCATTACAAGAATCAGAATCAACAAGTTATGTCATTGGTGTAATGAGCGACGCTATTGACTATAACGAATTACCAAGTTTATAAGAAAGAGCATAATATGAAAGCAGTAGTATGGAGCAAGGATGCCTGCCCTTTTTGTGTTCAGGCAAAAGCATTATTGGATTCACGAGGAATTGAATACGAAGAACGTAATATCATGCACGGATGGACCCGAGAGCAGTTGTTAGAAGCAGTACCAAATGCACGTACATTACCGCAGATTTTTGTGGATGAAGTGCATGTGGGTGGATTTACAGAACTTAGAAAACATTTACAAGGATAAAATATGTTAGTCAATAAAGGATACGCCGAAGGCGATGTTGTGTCATTCAAATTTGTCAATGGTGACGAAGTTGTAGCAAAGATAGTAGAAAAAACAGATACGGGGTTTGTTATCAGCAAACCGTGTACTGTAGTACCTAGTGCAAAAGGTCTAATGCTCATACAAAGCCTGTATGCCGCAGAACTAAATAATATAGAAGTGAATGCTATGCATGTGATGATGCATGCCGCTGTAATACAAGAAATGGCAGACCATTACTTACAAACAACTACAGGTATTCAAACAGTCACTAAAGGTTCTATAATTACATAATGTCAGGCTTATCAGTTGCACTACAAGGAGATATAACAAATCCCTTATTTGGTCCATCCGGGTTTGTTACATCAACGACTCCGACGGTTCTAGTGGATGGTCGTCCGGTGGCCACCATTGGAAGCCCTGTCAGTGTACACGGCAATCCATTTAATCGAAAAGCACCCGGATTTAATCCTCCATGTGCTGCAGCAGTGGTATCCACCGGAATAAGTAATGTTTTAGTTGAAGGACGTCCTATAGCCACACTCACAAGTCGTTGTACGTGTGGATTACATTTTGTAAAACTTGCTGGAAGCACTACAGTACGAGTTGGACCGGCCTAATCATGGCAACAGCAGCAGCTTTAAATGCTACCAGTAGTATTATCGGCGGACAAGGACTAGCCGCTAATGCTACGATAATATCACAAATTACCACTTTTCAAAATCAACCAGCATTTACATTGTTGTCAACCATCTATACCAATGCTAATACCTATGGTAACGTGGGTAATGTAGTGATACCAATATTGAATACCATTGGCAGTACAGCAACGCAGGCACAGTTTCTATTGGACTTGTATCCTAGTAACATTACTCCAGTGTCCAGTACCTCAATATCCTATAGATTTGGCAGCCATGCTAGTGCATCGGGCACAATCAGAAATCAAGCTCTGGCACCATTTGCAGCAGGACTAGGTGGGTTTGCTAACGTGTTTTCGTTTGCTCAAAGTTTTGCCACTACAAATTTTGATAGTGCTGCAAGTGTTCACATGTTAAAAAACAAAACCTATGGACAAAGCGGATTAAACTACAAAGGCATAACAGATTTGGTCACAGGTGGTATTGGTGATCCTGCAGAGCTATTAGGCAATACTGTGTCGGGGTGGGGCACCATGTACAACATTACCAACATTAATCTTATTGCCGACCCTTATGTATTTGGGCAGAATCTACTGGACCAAGGATTTGGTACATACGGGAATTTAGAAGCCAAGTTAACAGCAACAGGATTAGATACGGCAGACATAACAAGAGTTCCTGCCACAACAACAACCACTGACTCAGAAAATGCTACGTTGACCTCACAGTCATTGGTAGGCGAAATAGAATTGCCAACTGTGGCCAATGTTACTGTTACTAATACTGTAACGGGCAACAGTCCCGATGTGGTACTAGCGGTATACAAAACTATCACAGGTGCAGATTTAGCTGCAATCGTATCAGCAACCGGATTCAAAACCAGTGGCACCAGTATCTCAACACTAGCAGATTTGCTAGATTTTAGAAAAGCTGTTAACATTGCGTTATTACCGGCCTTGCAAACTTTGGGTATTAACTCATTTGCGACATTTACGCAATTTTTAAACAGTCGGGTTGGGCAAGGAACATTTAAAAATTGGGCAGAATTAGGAAATTTTTTAACTACAGTAGTAGTGCCAAAGTTAAAACACACCACTACAACTTCAAGTTCGCCGGTACTACTGGCATCAACTATTACAACCATACAAAATTTAACAGGCACGGGATCAGGTCCGTTTAATAATCCTGTTATGTTAGATTTCTTAGGTGCCACGTCAGGTACTCCTTACATCACACATTTTCCGGTGCTCAACAGCAAATACAGTTCATTGATTGGCCCAGTCTACACCGCACTTCAAAATTTAAGTTCAGCTGTCAATTATACCAATCAAAATTATATTGATACCATTGTGCCAAGCACATCCGAACCTCCTGATCCACCCAATGGTCAAGACGGGGAGATTGATGCATCTGGGGTTATTACCGCGGTTGCCGCGGTTGATGCAGCTATGAATAACATAAGTCCCGGCACACTACAATCTTGTCAAACTGCTTACTTCGTCATGTTAAATCGTATAACCACAGAAGTTTCAAATTTAAATAGAGCTGGTGTAGTATTTGATGCTGGCCCTAGTCAAATCTTACCTGGCTTTGGTCAGCGCATGGGAAGCCTAGGAAGTCCGGACCCAATGGCCATGGGAACAGATTTATTTTTTGCAAATATCATTACCGATGATGCCGCAGGGGACACTATCCGAGCTGTTATGGCCGAGTTCAATAACAACAATATCTTGAGTAGGGCCGGAATCACCCTAAAAAATGATCCCAATCCAATCCAGGCTGTTGCCCAAAGCCAGAACCAAAATATCCCATTAAGTACATACTTATCTCGGAATAAGTAGGGTTTTAACTACACTTTTTGTTCAGAAACGCTACTTAGTTTGACTTTCTAAGACTAATATAGTAGTATAACTAAGTTATGGTATACTTAAATAGAACTACAGTCCAAAAAAGGAGGAATTATATGATCGCAATTTTGGAAAAGATTAAACGCATTGACGTTGTACAGTCAGTGAAAACATCAATGCGTTTGATTTGTTTTATGTTAGTGCTTGCTGTTCTGGCCCAGGTCACCACAGTCAAATTACAAACACTCAGAAATAACGATGAAGTTTATCGTCAGGGTTTTATCAGCACAGCCGAGCGCACAAAGCAATTGGACTGCTTGACCAAAAATATCTACTACGAAGCAGGCAACGAACCTTTTGAAGGCAAAGTAGCTGTAGCTCAGGTCACTCTCAATCGTGTGGCTACTGGACGTTTTGGTACTGATGTTTGCGGAGTGGTTTATCAAAAGAATGTAGTAATGTCTAAATTGATCTGTCAGTTTTCGTGGACCTGCAATGGCGTGGGTGGAGCAAAAATTATCTACCCTGCACTTTATCGTGAAAGCGAAGAAGTGGCCAAAAAAGTTCTGTTGGAAAATTTTAGATTGCCTAGCATGAAAGATGCTATGTATTTCCATGCTGATTATGTACAACCAAATTGGGGCAAACCCAAAGTGGCACAGATTGGCCGACATATATTTTATCGGGAATAATCATGAAAAAAATTATATTGACTGAAATAAAACCTGCGATAATAAAATGGTTCGCGGACCACCTTGACTTTGGAAAGTTAAGTGCAGAAACACTAGGATGGTTGGCACCTGTGGTAATTCATTGTGCCACTATCCCAACACTTCTTGCACTACTAACTGGGCTCAGTGATCGTACTCCAAGTGTTGAAATTATATTATTTGTTTGGGCAGGCTTGGTGTTATTATTTGGTCGCGCCATCATAATCAAAGACACATTTAATATTGTTACAATTGGAGCTGGTTTTATTGCCCAAGCGGTAATCATGGCACTAATTCTATTTAAATAAATGTTTTTTCTAGCTCTTGAGCGTGTAAAGTCACTGGCCACACAGCACCGCGGCAGGACTTTTACGCCAGAGCGATTCACACACTTGATCCGTATGCAATTTCGTGATCCGCAGTTACGATTTACCTGCGCACGAGATCCGGATTTGACTCGCAAGAACTTTACCATCCTTGGCGAATATCGCCCCCACGAGGACAGTCAAGGTGAACCATGTGTTTACATCACATTAAATTTTGGCCCACGCTGTCGTCGGGTTGGTTTTAAAAACTACAACTGGGACGCAATGAGTTTCCATCTTGCTGATATTATAACTCACGAATACTTGCACCAATATTATTGCCGCCGGCGCGGATACAAACACGGTCGTGGCTACAAGGATAAATTAAATTCTCGCTATAACGAAACCATGCAAGATTATCTTGGGTGTGAGGATGAAATACAAGCACATGCATTTAATATTGCCAGCGAAATGGTAGTTTACAATAAGCACATGGTCTTAACTAAAGTATACAGAATGTATAACCGATATTTTAGGAAAGATCGTAAAGTTATGTTACAATTACAAAAACAAACAAATAAGTATATTAAACGACTGGAGCCGGGCTATGAGCAAGTTATCAGAAGAATTATCAATTGAAGACGGAATGTATGATTCCGACATCGGCGACGAAGATTACGGTTTTATCTTAGGACCCGACGGCAAATTAAAGTCAGTATTTTTGCCCGATGTTGTTCCTTTTAAACAACCCAAAAATGTACAAAAAATCTTTAAATTATTTGGCATCGCGGACGCCAGTGCATTAGATAACACCACCCTGCACTAGTTGACCTAAAATTCGTAATATTGTATAATTACTATATTATGAAGAATCAGCAACAAACTCCAAGAAAAACACGCATTCACAATGTGTTGTTTTTTCGCGACACCCCATTCCGCCCCCAGCGTGTGGAGCTCAAAACACGCTATAAACGCACACAAAAACACCCCCAAAAAATGGTAGACCAATAATTCCTAAAATGCTATAATGTATGTATAGTAACTAATAAGGAGCAAAAATGAGCAAACAAATTTATTTCGCAGGTGTTAGCCGTGTAGCAGGTGAACTAAAGTTCCGTACTGCTGCCAGTCCAGCTCGTTTCCAACAGTTGGGCAAGCTGGGTGACACAGACGTGGAAATGGTCAATGTCAATTGTGAAACTAAATCACAGGCCGCCAAAGAACTGTTGAGCCGTAATTTTGCCAATGGTCGTGCAGATATCGAAGCACTATTGGTTTCAGTTGCACAAGATGACAATCCGTTCAAAGCACCAAAGAAGGCAGCAAAGCCGCGCACCGTCAAAGTTACCAAGCCACGTCTTGTTATTGGCTCTGCGAGTGTTGGTGCAGACGATGCTCCGTACACTCCCAAGCAGGCGGCCAAGATCCGTGCTGAGTTTATGAAGAAGTTGAAATCTGCTTACGAGGCTGCTTAACATGTACAATTACCTAGGCTATGAATATCGTCCCTGGGATGATGTTGAAGAAGATAACATCAAGACTTACCACGAATGCTATAAACACGGTGTTCGTGTAAAAATGCCCGACGCTTTTTACTGCCACGGTCCCTACGATACCATGACGTTTGAACAATTTGTTGGCCATGTTCAAACTGTAGAAGTGTTTGTCCAAGGTTAACGTGTATCGTAATTATATACTGGTTATTTTTGCCTCGGTTTATATCGGCCTACATGCGGTATTTGGCTATCTGCATTGTGAAGAGAATTTCTGTCCGGGTGACCACGAACGTGATTATGTATATACAGTCAAAGACGAAGATGGTAAGATTTGGTATATAGAAAATGGCAAACCCATTTCTGAAGCTGACTATAAAAAAGCACATGCCAATTTATTTGAATTTGTAGAAAAGGACACCAATAATGGAAAAAAATAATCCACAATCTCTGTTCAATATACGTTATACTATTGCTAAGAAAGATATTCCGGATTTTGTAAATAGTTTACATACCCTACAAGAAACTTATCTGGACGCCGCAGTAGAAGCCAGTGGTTATCAAGAAGCACGAGCAGAACTAGATAGGATTATGAAGTTATGAGAGATGCAGAAACCATTATTCACGGTGTTTTAAACAACACCATTGATGTTAAGGATCTCAGTGTTGAGGAATTAGATACTGTAGTTGACGAACTTGTTGACATAGGCGAAAGTTTACTTGACACTGATGCTCATGAAGTTGGTGTCGCTATGTTGCAAGTGTTAGATACGGCTATAGATTTGCGTAGCATAGACATGGACGAGGGATTTGAACAGGCTATTATGGCCGCTGAACAGCGCGGCGCAACTTACTGGGAGATTGAAAATCCAAACATCCACTGAACTCAAGCGTATTGGTTTCTGTTGCAAATGGCTAAATGACCCCAGCGAATGCGGCGGCATGAAGGTAAATGCTGTGGACCGAGATCTTAACGGTCGCAGTACCACCATGCGTTGGTTGCGTGAGCACCCAGATCTAGCAGAACAGCGTCAGTGGGATATTATGAATCACAATGCCGCAGCCGCTGTGAAACTGATTGAGCGTGTG